GGCGCTGGGTGCGGGCGTCTCCTCGCCTTCCGCGGTCTCAACCTCGCTCACCTTGGTAAAGCGGCCTTTCTCGTCCCGGCTTTGCTCGTACACCTCGTCGGTCGGGAGTGCGGCCTGCGCCGCCTCCGTCGCGAGCTGATCCAAGTACGCGCCTGTATCGACTGGCGTGGCCTCGGCTGGGGCTGATCCGGCGTCTCCGGGGAACGTTGGGGCGGTCATCCACTACTCCTGAAAAGGGGTCCGTTACTGCGGGGCAAAGGCCTCGAACATATTCGCCGCGCCTTGGGCTGTTGCGGGTTCCACCGCAATGCCGGGGAGCAACGCCTGCGTCGGGGCCATTCCCGGTGAAGGAGCGAAGGGACTTTCCCCACCCATCGCTTGGGGTCCTGCAGGTTGCGGAGCCGGAGCTTGCGCCCCGCCGCCTTGCTTGGTCGCCGCTTGGTTAGCCAGCTCACGCCAGCGAGCGTCGGCGACTTGAATTACATCCTCGTCGATGTCGTCTTGCAAGAGAATCTTGCGCTCGAGCACGTCTTGGTGAATCGATTCGTTATCCTGCCACCGCATCGGCGGTACGTTCTGCCGCGTCAGGATGGCATCCGCGATCCGGTTGGCCCGAGCCTCTTGGTCCGCATCCGGCGACTGGATCGCCTTGGTCATTGCGAACGGCATCAGTTTGCGGTACTGCATCGGATCGATGATCTGCTTGTTAAACATCTCGTCCAGCAGGAAGAGCCGCATCGCCTTTGGCATCGGCATCAGCGTCTCCGGCTCGACCTTCACATCCGCGGTGCCGTCGAAGTCGTCGGCCTTGAGCGCCCGAGCGAGATCGGGGCGGCTCTTACCCACGGCCCCAAGATCCCGCGGCACGTCATAGCCCCACGCCATCCCGGCCAGTTGCACCTTGGCCCAGTCGGTCATCGCGTTGGCGATCGCCAGCACGGACGGCGCGATCACGCGGTCGAGTTGCTCACGGGCCGCAAGGATGGCACGGCCGGACGCCGAACTCGAGAACTGCCCGCGGCTGGTGTCGTTGTAGCCCGAGGCATCCTCGAACGCCTTCTTCTCGAGGGCCAGCGCTTCCTTCACGTCGTTGGCGACCGAGAAGCCGGGCATCGGCACGACGCTGTCGCCGATCGAGCCCGCGCCCGTCACCTCGACGATCGAGGTCAGGCCGCCGATGAACGTCTCCTTCTGGATCACGCCCGGCTTGGCAAGCAGTCGGCCACCCGAGTTGACGCGGATGGAGTCCACCCACTTGCTCATCAGCGCGTTGATGCGTTGCTGGTGCGCGATCCACTGCTCCATAATGGGCCGCGGGTAGTAGCTCGGATCGGTCGAGCCATCGCTCACCCGCACGAACGGGATCGTGCCGAAGAGGAGCGGCATCGGGCCAGTCACCACCGCGTTGCCCACGATCACGCACTGCATCCCCTCGGGCAGGAGCTCGGGGTGCTTATCGACGTAGACCGTGTAGCGCTCCACCACATCCGCGTTCCGGAGGCGATCCGCCTCGTAGGGATTGGAGAGCGACATCGTCCAGTTAGCCAGAGCGCCGTTGTCGCCGAGCGAGTCGCCGCCATCGCTCAGCGCGACGGTCGATTCACCGCCCGCGGCCACCGCACCCGTCGAGCCGTAGCGCTGGGCCGCTTCCTGCGCGGGGATTACCTCACGCAGGATGACGTAATACGGCCGCTTAGTGGCCGTCGCGTTCGCTGAGACGCGGAACTGCTCGACCCGCACCACGTCGGTCTTGAGATCGCCGAGCGGCTTCTGCATCCCAGCCTCGCCCATCGCCTCGTCCCACGGCCCCGCATCGGGGTCCCAGAAGACGTGCAGGCCAGAGATGCCATCGGTCTGCGCCCAGTAGCAGGCCTCGTGGATCACCTTGCCCATCGCCTGCGACTCATACGCAAACTCGAGCGCCGCCTGCCGCGCTTCGGCCTTGCGCTGATCGTCGGGGTCCAGCGTCATCGGGTTGATGCTGAAGCCGGGGCGTTGCTCGGTGATGATATGCAAGCGCTGGTCGAGCGCCTTGTCGATCAAGTTGTAAACGATCCGGCTCGACTCGGTTGGGCGGACAGGCTCACGCCACGGCCCGAGTCCGGTCGCGCTCACCCACTGCTGGCCTGCGCGGAACAAGCGGTTCCGCTCGACCAAGTGCATATGCGTCTCGATCGCCATCCGCCGCTCACCCCAGCGGTTGCGGACCCAGTCCACCCACTGCTGGGGATCGTCGCCGTCGTTGTCCTCGGCCAGCGGGAAGTCATCGCCGTAGAGCGCCCGGCTTAGCGCCCGGAGCTCGGCATCCCGTGGCAGGGTGATGCGGGCCGCAGTCTCGAGATCGTTGGTCGCGACCTCCTCGTTGGCGCGTTGCCCGTTGGCGTCGATGACGATCGTGCTGACCCCGCTCGAGGCGGCGACATACGGCTCCGCGGCACCCGGCACGTCGTCCTGCTCGGGCTCCTCGCCGTAGTCCACGTCCTCCATCTCGACCTCGGTCTCCTCGTCGCCCGGCACTTGCGCGGCGAGTTCGCGGAGGAGGGACTCGTAGTCAGGGTTCAGGTTCGGGATGGTCATCCGAGTTCTCCGATGCCGAGCGCACGGCGCACGAGGTTCCACTTCTGCGCGTCAGGCATTGACGCATCCTGCACCTTGACGTACCGCTCCTTCGCCGTCTGGAGCACCTGCTCCTGCGCCCACTCCTCCGACTCCCGCATCGCCAGCGCGACGATGTCGTCCGGCACGACCACGTCCTGCTCGGTCAGCGCCACTGGCGGATAGCGATGCGCCCACCAATCGCGCAGGACCCGCTCACCTCGGACGAGCGCGAAGACCACCACGCCAGCCCAGACGAGATGGGTCACTCCACCGCCTGCGGCTTCGTCTCGATCGGCTGAAGCGCCTTCAGCGCCTCGATGCCACCAGCGACCTCGTGGTACGGGCGGCTGGACAGGTACGCAAGAATCTTCTCGAGCAGGTCCTGCGGAATCGCGAAGGTCGGCATAGCTCCGTGAGGTTATGGGCTTAGAGCCCGTTGTACTCAGCGACGGTGAAGGTCGCCGAGGTGGTCGCACCGATCGTGATCTTGACCTGCGCGTACTGCTCGCCCTTGAGCGTGGCGCAGGTCGAGGTCTGCAGGGTCTCCGTCGTCAGCGAGCCGTCGCTGGTGAAGCCCGTCTTCGTGGTCCACGTCGAGGGCGCGGTGAAGTCGCGGATCGTGTAGAGCGTGTCGTTGGCCGAGCTCACGGTGCCAGCGGCGAAGGTCGCCTTGAGATGCACCTCGACCTCGCTCACCATCCCGGCCAGCGGGACGAGGCAGATGTAGTCGCCCGCGACGGTCAGCGCCCCGGCATCGACCAGCTTGGTGCCGATCAGCCCGTTGGCCGCGGCGGAAGGGACGCTGGTGAGCACGAGCAAGCCCTGCCCGTTCCACGCCGCCTGCTGGTACTTCTTCTCGGTCGAAAAGACCGCGGTCTCGTTCGCCATCGGTTAGGCCTCTGTGAGTAGGAGCAACAGCTTCTTCCGCCGAGCGGCGGCAATTGCGTATGGCATAACACCCTCCAAGTCAATCCCGAATATACACCGAAGCAGGGGAAGCGCAAGAGCGGAGCTCATAGCACCATCCCACCTGCCACGTCCCGGTAGTCCTCCGCGGTGCCGGGGACGTAGAGCGTCCAGTCGCCGGGGTCCTTGCCCTCCTCGCCGATCCCGCGGTCCGGGGCAGGCTCGCTGACCAAGTACGGCAGGCTGGCCAGTGCGTAGCGGAGCGCGTCGGCCCCGTCGTCCCCGCCCTCGCCCCGCTCGTCGGCGTCCCGCTTGAGCGGCACGTTGGGACGCTTGGGATCGGGCACCAGCCCCTGCAGTTCGCGGAGCAGGCGACGGGTGCCGATCGTGTCCACGAACCGCAGGCGGTCGTTGGTGATAAGGCGGCGGAGGACCTTGGCCCCTGCCTCGCGGTCGATGCTGGCCTTGGACAGCGCCAGCCCGTAGCCGTCGAAGATGTCGGCCACGGACTCGGGGCTGGCCGTGTGGGCCTGCCGCATCGCGAAGGCGTCGTGCCCCGCATAGACCCGCTTGGCGCAGGCCGATGGGACGCGGCCCTCGTTGCCGGGCAGGGCAAGCTGGGCGCGGATCGAGGCGGCTTGCTCGTGGTCCTGCTCGCGGTGCAGGTAGAGCGCGTCCAAGACGTAGACGTGACGACCGTCGTCCACGACAGGCACCCAGACCGCGGGGTGGGCATAGCCCCAGTCGTAGCCGGACCACGCCTGCCACCAGTCGGGCAGGTAGGTCGGCAGATGGTCCCGCGGCACGACGTAGTCCTCGAGGCTGGCGAGCTCGGGGTAGAAGCTGGCCCCGCTGGCGGTGAGGCTGGCGTCGAGCTCCTGCTGAGCGTGGGCCGATCCAGCGGGGTACTCGGCGCGGAGAAGCTGGATGTCGTGCTGGCTGAGCTTCGGGTTGGACTCGGTCGGGTGGTGCCAGTGCCGCCAGCCGTCGCGGCCAGCGTCCACCTGCAGGCAGAGTCGGTTGAAATAGCTGGGCGTCTGTCGTGCCGCGTTGCCGTCCCAGCCTGCGGAGGGCGTGGAGACGACGATCAGCCAGCCGCCCTTGTCGAGCAGGGCAGGGAGCACGACAGCGCTGAGCGCATACTCGAGGTCCAGATACGCGGCCTCGTCGATCACGACGCCATCGAGCGATCGACCGCGCAGGTTGTCGATGCTTTCGGCAGAGCGGAGCTCGAGGGAGCCCAGCCCCGCGAATGCGACGCGGCGATCGGTCTCGTGCAGGGCGACGCCCGGCAGGCCAGCCAGCCGCGGCTTGATCTCTTCGCGCCAGATCGCTCGAGACTGCGGGTAGTCGGGGGTCAGCCAGACGACGTTGCCGCCGTGCAGAGCGCCGACGTGCTTCCCCTTGCCGTGGCCCAGCAGGGCGGCGATCAGAGCCGCTCGCGACTTCCCCGTGCGGCGTCCGGCCCGCCAGACCTTGAACCGATCGGGCGCATCGAGGACTTCGCGCTGGTGGGGGAGTGCCGCAGGCAGGAAGAGCGTGGACACCGCCGCGGCTTACTCCGAGCGGATCACGACGTTCAGCGTCTGCTCGCCGCTGTTCTCGATCGCCTGCCGCTCGCCGTACTCCTTCGGGCGACGCTTGGCCGCGGCCCACTTCAGCGTGTCCACCTTCAGCCGATCCGCGGAGTAGGTCTCGTTCGTCGTCTCGAGCGCGATGCGGATCGCTTCCTCCGCGAGCGCGTCAGCGGCTTGGTGCTTCGCGTGTGCGTACATCGTTCGCGCAGTGTCGTCTTCCGCGGTCCACCGCCAGACGGTTGGTGCGCTGATCCCTTCCGCTTGCGCGGCGGCGGCGGCGAGCTCACCGCGGCTGATTCGCTCACAGATACGGCGCATGACATCGAGCCGGAACTCGATGTGCGCGGCGGACTTCGCAGGCGGGGCGGTCTTCGCTTTTGCCATAGGCCGAACATATACCGAACTAGAGCGAGACGCAAGCGAGCGATCGGGCCAATACCGAACAGATTCCGAAAGAAAGATTAAGAGTTGATTAAGATTGCGTTATAGGTCTGGCGGCACGACGGGGGGGTTTCTTAACGTCTCACCTGTACAGCACGACGCTGTACGACACTCACACACAGGGAGCTAACGATGAAGGTTCACTACAATGGCATCTTCGGACTGGTCTGCAACACGAACCGTACCCGCCGCACGTCGCATACGAGCCGGATTACGACGGACATCGACAAGGTGACGTGCCTCGCTTGCCGCAAGTGGTACCGCCTCGACGGGCGGGATAAGGCGGAGTA